CCTTGCACAACCACCGGTGGAAACTGCCATACAGCCGCTCCGGCGCCGGGGACGGCGGATACGGCGTGATCGTCTCCGGCGTCCAATTCGCGATCGGCGACTCGGCGCCAAACGATACCTGATCGATAGGCTGCGAGCTATTCGCCGCCACGGCTGTCACGCCCCAGTACGTCAACGCCCCGTCAATCGTGGGCTGCTCGAGCGTCACCCGCTGGTCTTCATTCGTGCCGTCGTTGTAGGTGATCCGCAGCGTGCCGCTGTACACGTTCTGATTCGCGGCTATCCCGCAGGTCACGGATTGCGTACTAGCATCCATCGCGGCCGCCTCGCACCGCATCTCCGTCACAACCAGCGGAGGCGGATAGAGGCCCGAAGCACACGGTGTCTGCGACGGGCAGGGCGAATCGAGCGACTGCACCAGCACCGCTCTCGGTTCGGTATGCGAGTACCACTCCGCGGCCGCTCTGTCTCCATAGAAGTCCGCACCCAGCACTTTGGGCTTGGTCCCGGCCTTGTCGTAGACTGCCACGCCGGTCACTGCGTACTTGCCGTCACGCTGCATCAGCACGGGCCAGGAGTAGTTGAGAGGCGGCTGGATGATATTGGGATCGGCGTGCTCGAGCTTGACCTGCAGGCTTCCACGCCATGCTGTATTCTGGCTGGTCATCGCACAGGTCATCGTCCGCGTGTCCTTGCCTAAGAAGCTGGACTCCCTGCACTTCATCCCGCTGATGACTACTGGGGGCAACCGCACGTTGCTGGCCTGGTTGTACAGCGTCAATACCTCAGACGGCGATAGAGCACGCCCGTAGATGCGTACATCGTCTATGCCGCCCTTCCACCCATAGCTGTACGCATAGGACGTGCCGATGGTCAACGGCATAGCCGCGGTCGATGGCGGGTATGCCGTATCGTTCGCAACCTGCACGCCATTGACGTACAGCCGCCCCACGGAGCCGTCATAGGTGCCGGTTACCAGCGTCCAGGTGTTGTTGACCACCGCACCGCCCTGGATACACCCGTACTGCGCTCCGCAGTTGCCGGTGCTCCCTGACCCGCCGTTGACCATCATCTTGTAGGTAGGGCCGTTGCTATCCACGCCCAGGAACACGCCAACGCTATAGCTCGTTTCTACGATCCGTGCAAATCCGTCCTGCGCTGCCGTTGGCTTGACCCATGCCGATACGCTGAATGCCGACGGGATCGGGATCGAAGGCACCGTCACGGAATCGCCTACGCCATCGAAGCTCAGGCCGCCCACGATCTGCCCTTCTCCCCACTGTGCCCCTACGATCTGTCCTGGATACTTGCCGTAGTCCGGGTAGTACTGATCGGTGTTGATGTTCTTCACGTAGACACCGGGATGTGCTGAGTCGATGGCTATCGCGCCCGATCTGTCATCGAACCGCCAGTGCGCGGTTAGTCCGGAGTTGGGGTCTTGCGCGCTGGCAACAGCGGCAAAAAGCAGAACAGCAACGCGCATTCACACTTTACTCTTGCCGAACGGCTGGTCAGGCAGGCCCCGTAGCAGGCCTTTGTCTACCATGATCTCGATGCATTCCGGACAAAACAACGCAGCGCGAACGACCGTGTCTTCCGGTACTTCACTCGATACCGACTTACCGCATCCATAGCATGGAAGTCTCATACTTTTATCTTCGGGTGGGGCGGCTCACCGGAACCGACTCCCCGGCAAGCGGCTTTACCAAAACAACCCTTTAGGAGTTCGCTCTCCGGACCTGTCGATTAAGGAGCCGATGAATGCCGCCCATAAAACACGGTGAACGTGGTATCTGGATCGAGCGTGCTTGTCAACCGTGTCAACCGCAGCCTGACATCGGCGTCTAACGCTGCGTACTTCATGTCCGGCCGGCGTGTCCTCATCCGCCGCATTGGAGGTTCCGCCTCGCTTCGCATGCGTGTGGCATGAGCTTCGTGCGAAGGGCTCCACATAGTGATCCTACTGTCTACTTCGCCACCGGTGCCATAGCCAGCAGATCAGCCAGACCGCGCAGGCCCAGATCAGGACGATCCACCAAACGCGCTCCGGGACCATTAGGGATTACTTCGAGTCTATGCGAACTTCAACCCACCGCATCCGCTGCGCGTTCGCTCGTAACTGCGGGGTATCAAGCAGCCGGATCGTGCGCTTGCACGGCATCCGGAATGTGACGAACTTCGGGCGCTCCTTATTCGGCTGGTTTGCGGTAGGCCCTGGTTCCGGGGTCATTCGGATCGCCCGTGACGGATGGCATCTTCCTACGCCAGTCGTCCGGCAACTTCTCCTGCGCGTACGCCTTGGCCCTGACCGCTTCGTCGGTGCGCTGGTCCTGCTCGAGGGCCGCCTGGATCGCGCCCATGATCTTCCGCCTGGCCGGGTCTTTGCGGTCCAGCCGGATGATCAGGCAGTCCTCGTCGTCCAGTTCGTGGATCGCAAACGGGATGCTGGTTGATTTGTGCTCCCGGTCCTTCGTCTCTGAATCCCGGTGACGGTGTGTCGTCTCGGCTGGATACTGTGTGGCTTGGGTGGTCATTTCTGTTCCGCTGGTTGTTGCTCTGCGCTCGGTTCTTCTTTCACTTCCCCGCGGCGGATCAGTTCCTTGCCATAGTCCTCATCCACCTCGATGCGGTCGCCCGCTTTATGCTTCACGCCCTGCTTGTCCGTGAACTCGCGGACGGCTACTAACTTCTTGGCATTCATTTTGGAATCCCTCCGGGCGTTAGACGATTCCGGGGCTGCTTCATCTCCAACTCCGGGACAGTTTAAGCAGACCAGCGAATATATTAGCCCCTTGCTCTCGATCCGCTTTGTGTGACCGCAGTTGAGTTGAACGTCGTAATATCCCGATTGTCCCTGCATGCCTTCGCGCCATACCGCAAGTACCACATAGCGCAACTTCATTCAGAATTCAGACTCAGGCTTTGGAACCCATCCCTGACTTCCTTTGCCAGAAGTTCAATCGCGCCCATAGGGGTTCCCGCGTTGTTGAGTCCCAATTCGCGGATGGCCTTTGCGACCGCATTCAGGCTGTTGGCGATTGCCAAAAGCCCATCGGCAACAGCGACTTCTTCCAGTTTTTTCTTTGAGATTGGCATAGGATCATCCTCTACTGTACTCAAAAGAGCCCGGTCCATCAGGCGCTGTGCAGCCAGTACAATTCGTTGCCTCACATCCTGGTCGCGGACTGCCTCTGCTGCGTCTCTCATCCCCTCCAATAGTTCTTCTTCGGTAGGTCCTCCCTCGATCTCATCAGGAGACATGCTCACCAGATAGCTGAGGCCGCCAATTGATTCCAACGCGCCGTTCTTCATCAACTCGTTGGCTACGGTGACCCGATTGACCACTTCGCCTCGCCTATACAGGTCCAGCATGTTTTGATATATACACTGGTGTCTGTCCTCGGCGAAGTCGATGACCCTGACTGTCCGCACAACCTCGTGGAAGAGGACTCTTCCCGTAAGAATCTCCGACAAGATAGAGAATTCGCCATCAGCCATCAAGTCATTCCATTCATGATCCATACTCGGTTCCTCTTATTCGTTCATCTCGCCCGCGGAACCCCGATCACGTAGCTACCGAACCCGAATAACCGGAGTACCCAGAGCAGCAGAATGAGTACCACCACGACGTTGATGATCATCCGGATCGGAGGGTCAAGCGGAAGGTAATGGTTGCAGAAGTAAAGTATCACCCCGACAACAACCAGAATGATCAGTAGCTGGATTACATCCATATCAGTCCTCCTCTTGGTACTTCCTGATGGGCGATTGGGTCACGGCAACAGTGGGGAAGCCGGTACGCAGCGACTCGAGGAAATCCGCAAAGTCGTCTGTATGCAGCCTTACCGTACCTATCTCGCCCGACCTGCCGTACATCAGCCGGATGTCGGTGTGATCCGGACGCCCAAGTACCGCGGCCGTGGTGACACGCAACTGCTTCACGGCTTTGTCCATTAGGCTGTTACTTATCTAGCTTGGAATGAGAACGTACCTTATCTTGCGTTGGGGTTAACCTCGGTTAACTCGCCGTCATCAAAACTTGAAGAGTTTCTCGCATCCAACCACGCTTTGCTCTTTTGCCTCACGTCTAACGGCAAATCGGGAATCGCTGCGATCGCCTTGTGAACAGACCGCCAGAATACCTCAGCCTCATCCGACATCCACGCCCCGTACTTCTTGCCATAGGCGCGGATGCGTGCCTCGTCAAGGCTTACGAGTGCCTCGTTTCTCTCGCGTATGAACTCGCTTAGGTCCATCATTCCCCATCATCACAAAGGATCGATTCTGAAACAGGTTTTCAGGGCTCAAAGATGGCTGTGTTTGCAATAGCCGAGATGGCCGGTTTAGGGGGACGTTTGTGAAACAGCTTAGGCGGACTTCAGAGTCTTACTCGGCTTACCCGAGATGGACTCGACCAGCTTGTCGAGGTCCACGTCCACCTTGCCCATCTCTTTCGCGACAATCGTGAGCTTTTTGCCTGTGGTCACGAACGCCTTGCCGAGCTCATGGAGCACTACCGCGGTAGCCGCTTGCATGCAGCGCTGCTCCGGCGTCAGGTCTTCGGCCCGAACGTACGAATTGATTGCCGTAGCCATGCCGATCTTTCGTTTCGCCGCACGGACCCGCTTATAGGCGGATGTGGACTGATCCTTGGCCGCAATCACGCTGTAGCCTTTTTTAACGTCGTTCTCCATCCACAAGGCTTTCTCTCGCAGGAGCGTCTTGCGGAAACGGTAGAACTGCGACCGGCCGGCGTCGGAGGTGATATCCATGCCAGCGAGGTTCGACAGCTCCTCGTAGGTGAACTGCCGCATCCCCTCTTCGATCAGGGGAGTAGCTGCGTCATAGAGTTGTTTCCATTGGGGGTACCGCTTGATCTCAAATTGCATGCCCTTACCTTAACTTGCCGGACCAAACCCGACCAGCGAGACCCGACGACACCTAGCCATACCTCACCACACCGTGTCGTACCCGACCTTGCCCAGTCTCACGTCACCGGACCACACCAGAAAATCCCTTACCTTACCGCACCAGACCCGACCAAGCCCTACCGTATCTGACGCGACCGCGCCGCACCACACCATAAATCCCTTACCTTACGAGACGCCACCTTACCTCACGACACCTAGGCTCACGCCACCTCGCCACACGTCACCGGACCACAAAATCCCTTACCTTACGTTGCTGGACCAGACGCCACCAAACCCGGCGTTAACTTAACGCACGTCGCGTAACAGCACCGCACCGTAGAATCCTTACCTTACCGCACCCTGCCAAACGTCACGCTGCCACACCTGGCCTTGCCTGACCTAAGCAACACTTACTCAACCCGCCAAACCAGATTCTTCAATGTGAACCGTCCATAATAACCATTGTTTCTCGGACGGAACCGCAACAAACCAATGAAGTTGCCCATCTCAACGACATGCTCCCGGAACACATCCTCCGTGATCGTGGCGTCGAGGACATAGAACGTCACATCGCCAGACCAGTGCGGAACTACTGGGAAGCAGCGCTCGACCCGCTTGCCCCCGCCGCGCCGTCCATCGGAGGGCAGGAACAGCCATTCCCCCTGGACATCCTCCTTCTTGATCGGAAGCACGAGCGGCTCGAGCACCAGCACGCCGGCCTCGAAATGCTTGGTGTACGTCGATGTACCCTTACCCGGTATGCGCTCACTGCGGTACTTCGCGGCTTCCGCCAGGCAGAGCTTGAACGCCATCGGCGGGATGAAGACAAACCCATCCTCGTTTACATGGCACTTCTCGCGCCAGGTGCGCTTCTCGTAATCAAGGGGGGATTCCTTCTGGGTTTTCTCGACCGTGTAATGCCGCGAGAACGATAGGGGACTGAGGCTTTCAAAACTGCAGATTGCAGTAACTGCCATCGGCAGTGTTATATCACATTACCCTTACCTGACGTCACCCTGCGCCACCTTACCTCGCGTCACCCGACCCGACGTAACCAGGCCCGACGTAACCTCAGTCTTGGATAGTGTACATCCATTTGCTACCCCATCCATCCGGTACTAAAGCTACCCGCTGAGGCCCAGGCCGAGACCGGCTTCTCCTTCTGGGGGGCCGGCTGGGTGGCGCAGATCTCTATAAAATGGCCGTGCATGTACCTCAGTGCATCCAGAGCATGATCGCGCTCTTTCACGATCCGGCCACGCTCATCCCTTCTATACAATCTGTACTCGGCCAGCAGGTTCTGGCAGGACTTGAAGATCTTCAGGCGGCCGCTGGTCATCCGCATCAGGAGTTCGTAGATTCCGGTTTCGACGCTGTTCTCCGCGGGCACAAGGTCGAGTCCGAGATCCCTATACATGTCCAGCAGGTTCCGCCCGTCGATCTGGCCGCGTCCCCGAGCTGCCGGGTCTATCGCTCCCTTGATCCACGCTCCTCGTGCCTTGATGGCTTCTGCGTGGATCACCGGCTCGCTTTCCGAACGGTAGTGCTCCGCGGTGACGTACAGCGTGTCGTTGTCGCGGTCGAGGGCTCCCCATACCGCGGCACTCCATCTCCACCCGACGTCGAATCCGTACGCTCTCGGCCAGTGGGCCGGGATGGGGATATCGTCGATCGTGATCTCGGACTCCGCGACTTTGTAGATCGCTCCTGAACCGAGGCTCGGTACACCCTTCGACCTGGCGTCACGCTGGTAATCCGGGTAGCTGCTAAGGAGGGTGGCTTTTGCCTCTTCATCCAGATGAGGTATCTGGTCCCAAGTACAAAGGGTAATCCACGCATTTCCCTTCAAGGCTTCCATAACTTGCAATGAACCTCGATGTACTCAGCTAATTTGCGAGCACGTTCGGCATTCTCTTTAATATTGCCGAGAGCGAGATTACATAAAAACTCTGGCGCGGAAACCGTTGGCTTCAGCCATGCGGAGGAAGCGCCCCGCCGTACCGGTACCGCTGTGTCTTGTCTCGGATCGGAGTTTGCCAGATACTTGGAAGTGAGCTGAAGGCACCCCGCAACGGGTAAACGGTTGGGCTCGTTGTTTCGCATTTCTTTTAAGCTTTCGCTGCCGTGAATAACGGTAGGGCCACCTGTAAGCTGGCCGAGGGTGACAACACCCGCCTTAGCGATGTGTGGAGTAATCTGCATATCAGTTAAAAGCCGCTGCCTTTAGGCACGCGGTAGCTTACACACATCGTCAACCAGGCGTTGCCGTTTAAGACTTCCATGTCGTAGCACCACTAAGTACACTGTCTTCCATGACATTCCAACAAGCCGCGCGCGAATTGCGCGCCGCGCTGCGCCTGAGCCAGCAAGCCATGGCTAGCTATCTGGGGTTGAGTTTGGCCGCGCTCCGCAACTATGAGAGCGGACTCGTAAATCACCCCGATGCGAAAGCCGCCTATGCCTACATGAAGATAGCGGGACGGCCCGAGATCGTCAGGGTATTTGAGCTAGCCTTATGCCGAGCCTTAGGTATACCCGAGGATTACGAGGTGCTAATCCGCCGTCGAAATCCCGCCGGGCAGGAAGCGCTGGATCAATGGCGTCAACCCCTGAAGCGGGGTGAAGGTTAGCGCCAAACAGCCCCCGGTAGTTGCCATACGAGTGAGCGTCTCGTCGAATATCTGCTCCGGGCACTCTTCGTCCAGCCACCCGAACTCCAGGCTAAGCCCTTGGAAGGACTCACGTTTCTGCTCGTACGACTTGAAAATCAGCGTGCTGAATCCGCCGGCCGCGTGCTTGATATAACAGGTGTCGACCGCATCCGTCACGCCCGAGCGCATGGTCGATTTCTCCAGAAGATCGTAAGGCACCATACCCGTGCCGAATCTTCCAGGCTGTCCTAACAACTCCTGCTGGACAACCTCACGAGTTGTCTTACCCGTGTCCGAGGCGGCTACCGCTCGGATCGGATGGCTAAACCGTTTGCCTTCCCACCATTGCGGGTACACGCCTGTCAAATGTAATGTCAGCTCGTAGGCACCTGCTATAGTTTTTCCCGTCCGGTTGCCTGCAAGAAACACCCGGGTTCGGTAGCGGGCGCCAGCGGCGAAGAACTCGAGGTGCGGTTTGTACAGTTCCCGGCGGAATTTCCCTTCCAGTGGAAAGAATCGAGCTATCTTATTTCTCTCCCGGTTCTCCTTCTCCAGTAATGCTGCCTTCAAGAGGTCGTTCGGCCGGTCCAGGCCCAGGAATGGCGGCAGATTGGAGGATCGTGATGAGCTGGTCGAGATCGCCATCAGGTAGCTTGGTCAGGTTTACGTTGTGGTTGGCGTTTACGTTTCCGGATAGGCTGATTTCCCCTTTGAAGTTATCGCGGTAGACGTCCGGTTTCTTGCCCTTGAGCGCAAAGATTAGCAGCGTGTCGGATTTGCGCCGAATCGTCAGGGGCTTGTTGGTCAGCTTACCTTTAGCGTCCTTCTGGTAGCATAATTCGCCCTGGTAGATGACTGGTTCTTCCGTTCCCTCGTAGACGCGATTGAAAAGCTCAGTCTCGAGGTGCGCGATCGCCTGTTTCTCTGCTTCTGCGAAGGCCGCGGCGTACTCCGGATCCTCCATCCACTTGAAATGGAGGGTGTCCGAGACGCCAATAGCGCGGGCCGCCCCGATGATCGTGCCGCATGCCACGTACGCTTTGAGAAATAGCTTACGTCTCGCCGCTGTAAATGTGGGCCTGCTTGCCAAACTGCCTCTTTTTTAGGGACTCGTCTACACTCGAACGAGCCGCCCCCCCTGGGGGCCTTCCGGGGTGAGTACCCCAGTTACAAAACTCTGCTTATTATGCATTCGCGACGGTTTCCCCTTATTTATGTATGACTTACGGGCGTACAAAACTGGGGTTTTGTAAAAAGTATCTCAACCGTTGAGATAATCAGAGGACGATTGGTCAGGTCTGACGTGGATATACCGTGAGGTTACTGACAGGTCTGCGTGACCCAGAGTCTTCTGAATGAGGGCTAATGGCGCTCCGTGATCCATCGCGTGCGTAGCGTGTCCGTGCCTCAGAGCATGGGCCGATACCCGCTCCGGAATCCCTGCCCGTCTCGCGGCCGCTGTCACCATAATCGAGACGTGAAACCGGGACATCGCCTCGCCGCTCCCGATCTGGAACACCGGATCGTTTGGGCCGGCGTCCTTCCGGAATTTCTGTAGTGCATCCCAGACGGGCTTGCTGAGCAGGATGGCGCGGGTCTTTTGTCCCTTGCCGAGCACGGTGATCTGTCCCGCTTTGCCTCTTGGCTGGACATCGCGCCAGTGCAGGCCGGAGGCTTCCGAGGCGCGGATACCGGAGATATACATCACCCGCAACAGGACCCGGTTCCGCTCGTTCGGCTCGAGTTGGATCATCCGCTGGATCTGCTCTTCGGTCAGAATACGCTCCGCCAGGTTATCCAGGATTTTCGGGGTCCGGAGCGCGACCCCCACGTTAAAAGGGATCATTCCGGTTTTGTGCGCGAAAGCCAATACCGATTTAATCGTGGCTAATTTCCGCTTGATGGTCGCCGGTTTCTGCTCCGCGAATTGATCCTGATAATCCTGCAGGTCTTTAAGCGTTATGCGTTCGATGGGCTTCGATTTGATAAATTGGCGGAAATCCTCGACGATCGGCCGGTACACGTCGCAGGTACTTTCCGGGCGGCCGTGCAACCAGAGGGGAATAATGCGGTCCCAGTCGACGGTTGGTTTGCGGGGACGGATGACAACTGCTTTGCTCATACAAGTACCAGCCTATCCGTCAGAATTGCAATAAAGTGCGGGTGGTAGGTTACCGGGATTCTGTCGAGGTGCCAGCAGCCGCGGACGTTGTAGTAATTTTCATTCCGGTGCGGTACGCCGACTCCGCGCTTGTGATGCGATCCGCCCATCTTGTGCGCTGGGTCCGGGCCGCGGTAACGCAGAGCTTTGATGCGTGTCAGCGTGCCGATGACGTCGACGTCGGAACGCGCTAATAACTCACGCGCCTTGTCCCGGTCGGCGCGGTACAGGAGTATATCCGCGTGGTCAAAGACCGGCGTCTGCCGGGAGAGCTGCCTCTCGGTGTGTACGAGCATAGTTCGGGTGTAGAGAGTTTCAAGCCGGTTTACGCGATTCCGGAACGCTCAAGAAAAGAGGAGCCTCTAAGATGGAGGCTCTTGGTACTTAGGAATCGCCTTGACGATGCGGGGGCCAATCGATTCCCTGCGGACGAATGCCGCCTGGTCTTTCGGGAGAATCAAACCATCGAGCTTTTCGAGTGAGAATGTACAGTTTTGAAAAAATGTCTTGTAGCCTAAGCGGTTCGCCACCGCTTCCATGTCGCCGATCATGCGCTGTTCCGCACAGGGGCTGATGTGTACGCTATAGGTCTTGCCTTCTTCGTCCACCGCTTCCGTGGGTCTGGCATCGCTGTGCCAGGTGAGGATCATCCGGCGCAGCTGCTCATGACGCCGCTCGAGTAGTCGCAGCTTGTCGATCTCCTGGGACAGCGCGCCGAACTCGTCGATGATGTTGGGACGGGAGATCGCTGGGGAGCGGGACGGGGGCGGAAATGGAATCGTCGCCGGCGGGGCTTGGGACTCCGCATGCGCCGGCGGTTTACGCTTGGGCCGGAGCCCGGGTTCCGCGGGAGACGCCATTTAAACTAAAATCAAATCACGGTGACGCAAATAAGTACAGTAGATTTCGGAATTCCGAAAGTTTCGGTGGTGATGCGGCACCTCCGTTTGTCGGCTGGATTGTCCCGTCCCCAGCTCGCCGAGCGGGCCGGGATCGGGCTCGCCACCGTGTATCAGCTCGAGGACGGGATCTTGGACGTGCGGTTGTCGACGCTGCTCAAAGTAGCCTTCGCGTTGAATGTTACCCCGGATTATTTGTTGGGGCTGCGGCACCAGATCGTTTAGTTATTTGTCTATCGGCCTCAGCAACGCTAGCGCATCTTCGGTGTACTCGATGTCACCGTCCCAGTAGCGGATAAGCACGTCGTAATTCAGCGCCACCCACTGCCGGATCAATGCCAGGTCGCGGCCGCTGACCGTGCCGGCTATCAGGCGCACATCGGGCCGGATCGCGACGGTGGCCCAGTCTGACTGGTGCGCTTTGGCATCTCTTGAAACCTTGATGCGGACATCGTGCTTTGCACCGGCTTTGATCGGCGCTGAAGCGAGGGAGATCCAGACTACGAACGGCAACCCGGTGCGTTTCGGCGAGAGATTCGACATTTCAAAGGGGGCTTCGATCACTCGCCTTCTCCGTTCGGCTTTCCGTGGCTCTTCTGCTCAAATAGCCGGATGCGCCGTTCCTGCGCTGCCACTACCCGCATCAGCGTGTTGATGTTGTCGGACAACTTTTCTATCTCCGTACCGTGGCCGTCGACGATACCCTTCAGCCATTCCATTTCTTCGTCGTAGTTCATGCCTTCTTCTTCGCCTTCTTAGCTGCCGCCTTCTTCCGGGCCTTCGCTCGTGCATCCGCCAGCAGTTTCCCTTGAGCAAGTCTCTGTTCCGGGGTTGCCTTCGCCCATCGCGTTTCGTTCAACGTCTGCGCCACTTCACTTCGTTCGGCTTTCGTCGTCTTCTTCCATCGTTTCGCCGCCAGTGCGACCGCCGCCTCATCCTTCGTCATGCATCCATATTGTCACACCGCACGGAAATAGGTACTTCTGTACTATTGTATCTCCGTCCGCACGGACATAAGATAGGTATGTACTTAGGTACATAGGAGAAACGATGCAAATGAATGAATACGAGGCCCATGTCTACGATGGCCTCGTCGAAGACCCGGAACCAGAGTGCAGTTGTCTCGAATATCTCGGTGCAATTAAGCCCGTCTACTGCCCCGTGCATGAAATCTGGTCTGATGACCTTGAGATCGCTATGCAGGAGCAAGCCGAGAAGGAGGCCGCATAATGTCCGCACTCACCACCTACAAGGAAGCGATCAGCGAACTGATCAACGCGGTAAACGCACTTGACCAGGCGCACTCGCTGCTGCGCGATATCGACCTGCACCACTACATCGATACGGCTTACGGCGCGAGACGCCACAACGTCCACGATGCGGTCAATATTGCCGATGAGCTATTGCGCCAGTTGCAGAACGTCGAGTGCCCCGAGTGCGGCAACCCGATGGCGGAATCGGAAGATTGCCTCTCGGGCTGCTGCCCGGAACTGGTAGGGCACGTCAATGGCTAGCCCGGTCGCAACGCGCAGAGATACGCTGACATTTCAAGACGAAATCGTTTACGAGCTGGTGTTGAAGTACGCGACCGGCAAGCAGATCTCGAACGGCAACATCATGTTCACCACTTCCATGGACCAGGTGTTTTTCCTGCGGCCGGATAACGCGCAGAAGATCCACGCACTGGGCCTGCAAGTAAACGAGCCGTTTGAATTGATCAAGCGCAATAGCGGCATCGTTGTGCGAAGAATCGGGCAGCAGCCGGAACCGTCCCTCCCCAAGAGTTGGATTCCGGCTGCCGCTACAGCTAAGACAGAAGAAGGTCGCGATGCCGATAACAAAGCGGTTCTGTCGTCGCAACCGCAATCTAACACACTGAGTGGCATTATGGCCGGCTCGTATATTGCCGCGATGGATGCATTGATGATCGCGCAGGATTACGCCGAGGCGAAGGGGTTGCCTTTCAAGATCAGCACGATGGAACTACGCTCGTGTGCGTTGTCGATATTTATCGCATCGAGCAAAAATGGAGGTCGCTACTAATGGCCGTTGCCCCAGTAATCACTATGCGTCCGCAGTCGCTCTGGGATTTGACTGAACGCCTGACGGAGCTGCTCGACACCATCGACATGTGCGACGATCCCGACGTTCGCGCCGAATGCGAACAGGAGATTCTCGAAACCCTCACCCGCCAGATGACGAAGATCGACGCGATGTGCGAGTTTCAGGACCATTTGGAGATGTCCATTGCGCTCCGCAAGAAGCAGGTACAACTCCTCGAGAAATCCAACCGGAGAGCGAACGCCATTTTGGAACGGATCGACAATGCAGTCTTGCGCGTGATGGACGCTACCGGCCGCAAGTCGCTCGAAGGATCGCTGTATAGCTTCGCCCTGCGGAAGCTTCCCCCCAGCGTGGAGGTCACCAACCAGGCCGCGGTGCCCGCGCAGTATATCCGCACAACGGTCAGCGAGAGCGTAGACAAGCAGATCGCGAAGATCGACCTGAAGAACGGCGTCTCGATTCCCGGCCTTCGTCTTGTGTCTGATCGTAATTCGGTGGTTCGTAAATGAACCGCACACTCACGGGCCGGGAGATGGAGATCTCGGCCCTCGTCGCCACAGGTATGTCCAACAAAGCGATTGCCGGCCAACTCGAGATAAGCGAACAGTCCGTGAAAAACATGCTGCAGCGGGCGTTCGCAAAAACAGGCGCGTCGAATCGCACCGAGCTCGCGCTGTTGATGTTGAAGGTTGCCGCCTGATGCTGGCTCGTTATCTCCCGATGCGCCGGAAGGGAATCAAGCCTTACCGGGGCCGGGAACTCGACCCGAAATATCTCGCCTGGGTCAGAACGCAGCCGTGTGCCGTTCCGGGTTGCACCTCGCATTACATCGAAGCAGCGCATGTCGGACCTCGAGGGTTCGGTGTGCGCTGCCACGATCGCGAAGCAATCGCTTTATGCGCGGGACATCACCGGAATCGGGCGGATGCCCATCATCGTCTAGGGAAGCGTTTCTGGATATTCCACAATCTAAATCGCTTCGACGTGATCCGGTATTTTAATCACCGTTACGAAACGTGGATGGAATGTCCTACCCGTATTTGTGGGTAAGGAAAACCCGAAATATTTCGGATTGCCGTTAAGGTGGGTTTTCACTTGCCTTGCATTACGGTTAAGGCATATCGTGGAGGGGCGCTGGCAGCAGTACTAGCGCAGAAAAGGTTTTATGTTGTGTCTTTTCTATCACAGTATTTCACGGCTTGGTTAATCGTCGTTGGTTACCAGTCTTCTCCGTGTTACGATCTAAATGCCCGTCTTGCTAACGGGCAGAAAATCTGTAGCATGGCGGTCGTACCCGCTCCTCGGCGGGTAACTGTACCGGCCGCCAGCTACCGAACCCCTCAGTACAGTGAGGGTCATGGCCAACAAATCTCCATCCCGGCTAAAGCTCCAGAGCAGAGCACGCATTCGCCCGGAACGGGTCCTCCGAGCGCATATAGCGCTTCAGCGTCCCGAGCGACCGGTGGCCGCTATGCCGTGCGGTCACAATCTCTCCCACGCCCCCCTCCAGAGCACTCGTAATAAATCCTGCCCGCAAGCTGTGCGCGGCGTACTCGGCTGTATCCAGGCCGAGCGCTTCTGCGCCTCTCTTTACAATCATCGCCAGCGTGTTTGTGTGGATGGGTTTTTCGTGGTCGATTTTAGACGCCCGCATTCCGCAAAAGACCGGCCCCGGCGTGACGCCGCGGTAGGTCAGCCAGGCCTTCAAAGCCTGGACAGGACAAGTGTCCGCGTGTTTGCCGTTCGGGACTCCGATGTACCGGCCGACGCTGGTCTGGTCCTGCTTCTCTTTCCGGATATGGACCACAAAGCCTTCGGGCCGGAAGTCTACGTCCTCGATTGCGACCGTCGCGATGTTCGATCGTCTCAGAGCTGTCGTAAAGCCGAACAACAGGACGGCCTGGTCCCGCGTTCGTGCCGGCTCCGGACGGTGAAGGCTCCACAGCATCATCCGGAGCTGTTCGACCGTGATGGCCGCTTTGCCTCGCACCTGTTCCCCGCGAATCCGCTGGGCACCGGCGAGGACCGGCAGAATCTCCCGCCGCGAAGGCTCGATACACCCAGCCACGCGGTGGTGATGGATGATGGCGCAGACATGGTGCCGCAAGGTGCTGACGCGCTTGTTGTGAAGCAGAGAATCCGTGATGTAGAGCCTCACGGTGTCGGTGGTCGCAGGAAGGGCTTCCCTACCTTCCTTGGCGCACCACAGACAAAAGGTTTTCCAGTCGCTCGAGTAGGTTTGCAAGGTCCGCGGGGCGCGGATCGATTCCTCAAAGCGAAGGCTTTCCCGAAACAGATCATTCTCGTTTGTGAAAGCTTCGGCGAACAGGGGGAGTTGCTGGTGAAGTTCCATACATCAACTGCACCAAACTTGAGATGCGCTCACGGTGAGGCTAGGGCGGATTATTTACTAACGTTGGACAAAACACACTTCTGGAGGCGAATGTGGCGAATGCAAAGTTGTCAACTTTGAATCCGAGCCGGCGGCGGCTAGCTCAGCAGGGTCTGGAAAGGCCCCCTCCTACGGGAAATAACCTGTTGCTGCACAGTGCCTAGTAAACATTAGCAGCGACAAGTTACGAAGCCCAAAGAAGGGAGGGTACTACTGGCTTTATTCTGACATAAGTCTTCAGCCCGTCAACCCTCTATCAACCTCTATTTGCAAATTTTGCCTGCGGTGGCGCATTGGCGCCGGATTGGGTGTTGGCGTTGGAATCGAACGGTACCTCACATAAATCAGGGTCTTTTACTATTACCGGAGCGGAAGGGCTGGCGGTCCAGATCCCGGCCGGTGAGTATTACTTCAATACCAAGGCCCGCTGCCGGCGGTTGATGCAGAATTCGCTGTCGAGTGATGCCCGGCGGGTGTATGCATGTCTGGAAGCAGCCACGATGTTCTGGAAGCGGGAGTTGGCGCTGGCCAATAATGGTCAGCCGCTGACACCTACCGACATCGTCGAGCAGACCGGTCTTATAAAACAGCACGTTACCGCCGCTTTACGAGAGTTAGAAGAGCAGGGTCTGGCCGAACGCCGCAGCGACGACGGCGGGGAATTGCGCCGCGGCCACATTCTGATATACTCCTGGGCGATCCCTCAACCACCCCAGGAAGAGGATAGTAACTGCGCGCAGTTACAATCTAGCTTACAGTTTCCCGACTGGTTCCCCGAATCCTGGGAGTCCCTAAAACCCCTTATCAAACGTCTGAGAGTAAGACTCGATACAGAGTTAGTAACTGCGCGCAGTTCCATTATCGAAGAGGGTGCCGAGATTGCGCGCTGTTACGAAGAGGCGGAGAAGCGTGTGCGCGCACTGCTCGAAAGGGTTAGCGCGCAGGACGACCTATATAAGGAAGATAGAAAGTATAAAACTACTGATAAAACAGAGGATAGAGGGGGGCGCGAAACTACTAGTAGTGTAGAGGAACCGGAACAACCCCGTTCCTCCCCCCATTCTCGCAAGGACAGTCCGCCAGATGATCTCAGACCGCCAGCGCAAACTCTACGAACTGATGACCGAAGAACTGGTCAATCGGGTAGCCGAACAAATGGACCCGGAGCAGACGCTAACCCAGAAGGAAATAAAGGGAATCGTCAAAATTATGATGGACCGGCCAAACGAGGAGTCAGTAAACCACATGCTTCAAGTTCTAGAGATGATTTATCGCTATCATCCCGATACGATGCTGGCCGCGTGGGCAGTCAGGGAGTCGCTGGACTCGATGAAAATTTAGAACGGCCCCCAGAAACAGCAGTTGCGGTCCTAGATCCGCGGCGCGAATTAGTAGTCGCCAATCCCAACAGCACTGAGTTATTTGAGATTTTCTGCCTCCTCATGGAGGGCAGCGGTCGGCCCGTCAGCGTGAGATCCGTGGACACCTGCCGGCAGGTGTTTTTCCGGTACCCTCCCGAAACCCAACAGCGCATCGTCGACGACGCCACTATCCGGTCACAGGGGAAGTGGCGTGGGTCGGAATATACGCCCGCCCCTCTGAAATACCTAAACAGTGAGATTTGGGATATAGAGCCCATTACAGCCCGTAAGTTTGCTCCCGCCCCCGGCAATAGTAAGCAGCAGCAGCGCGATGATGCGCTCCGCCAACTGATGGAACGATCGAGAACACTCGATCGCGATCTGGGGCCGCTGCGCTAAAGCGAGGCTGCGATGAAACTCATAAGGGAAGACGTCACCAAAGCGGTCGTGCTGATGTCCCAGATCATTCCGTTCTTTCCGACCGGAGGGCCTGCCCTAGCCTTCATCCAGCGGGCGATCGAATCCTTCGTTGGTACGCGAGAGCAACTCGAATGGTTGGTTGATGCCGCCTGCAATACGATGACCCAGTTCTCGCTCCCGGCATTGCGACAACTCTTCTGTACCCGATATCCGGCAGCGGACGGCCGGCAGGAATTACCGACATCTGCGGAGGACGCTTACCGCATCGAGGAAGGCAGGGAATACGAGCGCAAACTAGCCGCCTGGAAGCAAGAGGCGAAACTGCTGGGTTCAGGCGATCCGGAGCCCTTCGAGGTTCCCGCCGATGCGGTGAAGCCCGTTTCTGGGCCATCCAAGGCACCAAGGCACGGCCCTTCGATCCACGAACTCGAAGAGCAGCTCAAGCAGCAAATCACCCAAGGCCGCCGAACCGCGGAGGAAACCGCACGTCTCCTGGCCGATCTCGAAGCCCAGGTCGGCAAGAAGGACTGGTTGAACTAGGGCGTTATGACCCCTCCTGAGGTAGCTGCAGCCTTACAAGTCCTGGCCGAGCGTCCAAGGTTCGGGGATAAGGAACAACTCTACGCACTGGAGGTCATGCAGAAATGGCAGGAAACGAACTGCAGGTACTGTCAACTGGGGATCACGAGCTCGACGGCGGGGAGGTACCCGTGTCAGGTGTGCGAGGGGACGGGAAAGGTATGGATCCGGAGGTAGGGCACTACTTTCTCGATCCGTGCCGTGTCATGGCGGCGATCTCGCTGCTGACCGGCGAGCATGCACAGCACATCCGGAAACTTCAGCGGAAGTACCTGCGCCGGCCGGAAGCCGAGTTCGTCGCGGCTGTCTCCGAGTACCTGGTCGAGTCGCTGGGAGTCGAGCGCATCGAAGCCCGCTACCACCTCATGGAAGCCGGGGAGTATCCCTGGCCGCTGCCCTTCGCGTAACCTAACCATCGGGCACACCGATGGTTATTCCGATCGACAAACAACTCACAGAGTTACTGAAAAAGAGGAACGTCTCGCGCTGGACAACCGCGAAGGTAAAGCGGATGTCACGCCTGACCAGGCCGTCGGACTGCCAGATCTGCGGGAAGGCGATCGTAGGGGGACAGATGTACCGGGACGGGGGGATTCACAACCGGGTGCACGATAAGTGCGTGGCGGGAAAGTAAGAGGGGAATGGGCGGGTTAAAGAGGGGAGTGACGCGATTCCTAAGCAATTACAAAGGCTTGAGTACTATTTGGCTATAGACGGCGGCTGGACACACTTGTCACGATAGGAGCTATGAAGCTCCTTCTTACGGCAATATTACTGGCCGCTGCTGCATTCGCGCAGCAAGCGCCACGCCTTTATTCCAACGATGGCAAAGGCGTATTCCTCGGCAACCTTTCGTCCAACCCAATCGATCCGTATTCGACGTCGAACCCGATCGGCATCTACGGAAGCAAGATCAGTCCGTTATCGATCAACAACCCGATAGGCATCTATGGCAGCGCCATCTCGCCATACAGCGCCAATAATCCGTTAGCTACCTCAGCCCCGATCATCGTCGCGCCGCGTTCGATATACCCGACGTACTCCACGCCTTCCTGGTCGCCGTTGCCGTCTCTCAGTACCAAGTGCTGCTCTGACTGGTCCTGGTAATGCTTGGGCGATTGTGGTTGGTTATTTCAGGTGGTTGGGCTATCGGCTTCCTGTTGCTGCTGAAGATCTTCAGTGGTAATGACATCTCCGAAAGCGATCACACGATTGCCCTTGTCATTGCGTTCGGCCCTATGATCATTGGGGCATTGCTGGCTCGAGTTGCAATGTGGGTGCTTCGCGGGTAAGGTTTCCGGGCAGCGTTTCGCGGCCCGCTGCCTTCACCATCTGTCCAATTGTAAACAACGCCCCAGCCTGGCTGTTCTGCATGATCTCTTTAGCCAATCGATCCTTGAGTACCGCGCTTGTCGTTCTCCAGGCCGCGCTTTGCATCAATCCCTGAAGCGCGGCCATTCCCTTCTGTCCAAGGAATGCGCCCTTCGGCCCTCCAACCGCTGCTCCGCCGATAGCTCCCCCTATTCCCGCGATCTGCTTGGTTAACGGCGAGGCTTGCCCTTCCCGGCGTAGCACGGTATCGCTGACAACTTGCTTGACGTTCTTCCAAAAGTTGAATTCCTTGTTCAACGCTGCGATGTCAGGAAAGTCCTGTGCCAGTTTCTCGCGGATGGCATTTGCGCCCATGGCGTGGATCTTTGCGGAAGCATGGTCCGCGAGATCTGCTCCTGAATACACCTTTGCTTGCGCGGCCACCTCATCCCACGCTTGACGCAAGGTCCGGAGCTTCTCCACTGGAACCACCAATTTCCCGGTCGCTGGATCGGCTTCGGCCACATTCGCCAGGATCTGCTTGAGGTTGTCCATCTGGCCCAGCGCATTCTTGGCGTAGCCGGTTACTGCTTGCACGCCCTTCCCCCCCGGCAAGGGGACAGTGAGGGCATCGGTCGCGGACTGTTTCATCCCGTTGAAGATCGGATCGAGTTCGGCGGTAGTGCCTTGAGGCAGAGCCTTCCATGCGTCGTCAATCGCCTGACCCATGGCGTCTGCTGTTTTGCTAGCGCCCTTTAGTAGTCCCTTGGTAGTGAATGCCCTGTATCCGCGGTCGATCAGTTCAGGAACCGCAATGTTCTGCGAGACCCACTTGTTCCCCTGCTTGGTCGCGTTCAGGACACGCGCATATTCTTTCTCCGCCGATTCGCGCAGCATGTTTGCAGCGGCTGTCCCAGGTGCTCCGCGTAAAGCGCCGGTCGCGCCGGCTACGCCCCCGCCTAACGCTGCAGCTTCGGTCATAGCGCGTGGATCGAAGCCGCTCTGCAATCCGGTGACGCCACCCGCAAGCGCGGCTTCCGCAGCCATCCGTCCCAATAGCGGCGCTGCTTTAACGGCCTTGGTCACCCCTGTACCGGGAATCAGAAACTCTGCGGTCTGCTCCCCAAACTTGCCAAGCGTGCCTGCAAGCGATTCAGGGGCACGCATGGCCTGCAGCACATCAGGCCTGTCGATCACGCGCCCCGTGGGGCTATCGACACGCCCGATTCCCAACTGTGTGGCAGTCTCCGATCCTAGGGCCGCTTGCGCTCCACGCCGGATGGCGTCCTCCGTTTTATAGAATGACCCCGCGCCACCGGCTGCGATACCTTCCGCGAAGTCAAGCAGCGGACGTGCCAGCGGATTGCTGACACCTAAGCGTTCCGCCCACGTCTGCGGTGTCTGTACAAGTTCGTAGCCTTCGGGAAGCTTCGCCTTGTCCGATGGCGTGTATTCCTCGTATCCAGGGGGGAGCGGCATTACTCTACTCGCTTTCCAGTCTGAACGTCATACCAGGTGTTGCCATCGTCCGAGCCGATGATGTGGCCGGTTTTCCGGTTGATCCCCTGCTTCTGATAGATCCGTCCTCTCGGCTGCGTGGCTTCTTCCTTTGCCTGGGCCTGCGGTGTGTAGGGAGACCCCGGCGTAACGCCGACCGGTTCAGAGGTCAGGATGGAGTTCCGACGGATCTTGAGGTTCGTGCGAATGTTATCCATCGCCTGCTTGAATTGCGGCTCGTTCCAGTTCGACTTAAGGTTCTCTGCGGCAAGTCTCAAACTTTCATCGGTCGAACTGTTGCCGCCTTTGTAAACGGTCCCCAGCTCTGATGTGAGGTCATTGATCTGAGCGTCGAGCGAGGTTGCAATTGCGCCTGCCTCGCCGGGGAGCTGTTTCGCGATCTTGATGTTTGCGGCGTTGAGGACCGGAAAGCCGGTAACCTTACCCACGGCTTGCCAGCGCTTGTACAGGTTGTCGATGACGTCAAGCGAATCGGTGGTGAACGTAATCGCCTGGCGCAAGCGTTCCTGCTGCTGACCATTCAATGTGGACAGGTGCTTGTTGGTAGCTTGCCAGTCAAGTTCGGCGCGTGCGCTGTTGTAGCCCTTCCGCGCCAGTATGGCCTGTACCGCCACACCCGTCTTGTAGAGGCCCTTCACCTCCGGCTTGCGTTCGCCGCGTATGATGGCCTCGGCTATATCCTCAGCATCGCTCCCGGTGGCTCCCGGCGCCAGTGGCGCTAGGCGTTTGTTCTTCTCTGCTTCGATCAAGGCCGGCCGCGCCGCCTCATATTGCTTCCGCTTCTCTGCACTCAGCTTCGGATTGGCGATGGCGATTTCGAGTTCCGCAAGAGTGTTCGGTGTCTCCCGAATATCAAGCTCCCGTCGCTGATATTGCGTCAGCGGTTGATTGCCTTCCGAGGTCAGCGTTGCTGTATTGGCATCGGCGAGAGCCTTCGCGAATTGAGGCGCATGCATCGCATTCTTGCGGGCCTCCTCCTCTGCCGCAAACTGCCGTGCCTGTAGTTCTTTCGCTCCGTAGGCCCGCGCGTACTGCGCCTGCTCTTGAAGGTTCGTAGGCGCGGGAGACGTTTCCACTCCGATCTGTCCGAGCCCTAGTCGCTGCCCTTCCGGCTTCAGCAGGTCGTTCATGATGGCTTCGTCCCATGCTGGCTGTCTCTGGGAATACTCACCCGGCGGCAGCGCTGTAACACCTGCGTATACGTTCGCTATCTGCTTCTGTCGTTCCGCCTCGAGATCGGCTGTGGTCTTCTGCTGCGTTAACTCCGCGGTCTTCTGTTGCGTTGCTGCTGTTCCGCGCAGGCGCAGCTCCGTGTCAATCTTTATGGCCGCCGGCAGAGGGATGCCTTTGTCCAAAAGGTCTCGCAGGGTTGTTTTCTCCGATATCGGGGTAGTCGCAAGGAGTTGCCGGGTTCGCTGCTCATCCGCCATCTCCTGCTGCGATTTCTGGATCGCAAGCTGATGTATCTGGTATTGCTGCTCCCGGATGCGTCTCTGGTCCATCAGGTCGCGGAGGGTCAGCAGTTTGGCACGGTCCGCTACCGGATCGGGCCACTGCGGCCGCCAGTTCGATTTGAGGAGTACTGAGGGGTCCATGGTGTTTTACTCCGATTCGCTTTAGCGCTAGACAGAGAGTCCTCTCACCCCGTAAGGATTTTGCTGCGCCCATGGGTCGCCGAACGGATTCTGCGGCATGTTATATCCGCCCCCGCCGGTCCCCAGGCCGGGGTAAGACCCGGGAGTTGTTCCCCGCTTCGCGAACGGATTCGAGCTGATCAGGTCGCCTAGCGATGTAGCCGCCCCGCTCCACATATCCCCCGTGATCCCGCTGGCGGCCAGGATGGAATTGGCTGTAGACTGATCGCCGCCGAGCCGTAGTTTTTGCGCCAAGTCGGCGTACTTCATGGCAACGTTGCCCTGCCCCGTTGCCGAATCGATGCCGTACCCGCCCTGGAGTTGTGCGGCCGTGTTGCGCCATCCGCCAGCGGTCTGCTGGGCACCGATGAGGTTCTGGCCTGCAGCACCCGACGCACCATATCCGGCGTTGGCGAGTCCCGTGAGCGTACTCAGCCGTTGCTGCCTGCCGGTCTGGTTCGTCTTGAAGGCATCGAGGCTTCGCTGGAAGGCGTTCTGATATTCCTGCGATGCAGCCTCCTGTCCGTAGCGAGTCAGTGCTTTTAAGGTTCCTCCGGTTTGCCCGATCCCTCTAGCGGCCGCGCTGCGCTCGATGGCCTTCTGCCCTTCCGCCATACGAAAGGCATATCCGGGGTCCATTTCGAGTCCCTGCCCCGTGAAGCGCTCTTCCGGGGCCTGCGCGAGGCTGCTCAGAGTCGTAAGCGCATTGCCGCCCGCATCGATGTAGGGATTCAGGTATTCGTTCGCGGTCCGCCCCGCTCCGATCAGGTCATCTCCCGAGCGGTTGTAGACGTCGCCGACATATCCCTGCGCCTTCTGGTAGGCGTCGGCGATTCCGGGGTTGATCGTTTCCGGCATCAGTAGCGCGTTCTGCGCTTCGCGATTGGCGGCATCGGTCAGTATGGTTCCTGCGCGCTTGACGCCGCCCCTTGCCTGCGACCCGCCGATAATGTTGCCTAAGAGCTTGGTTCCCGTCCCGATAACTTGTGCCCAACCGCCCATAATTCCTCCTACTACATCTGTAGTAAATCAGTTACCAACCCACACGGCCGATAGCGTGCTGTGAACGTGCGCCAGGCTTCCGCCTACGCCGCCGTTTTTGTTGGCTTGCAGTTTGATCGGCACGTTCCCGATCGCCGAAACCCGCCACTGCTGCGCGACGGTCATCCGCGCCGGCACGTTGACCGACTGGGAGATGGCGAACATCCCCTGCGCCACGCCGTTAACCGTCAGCTGCCCCAGCAGCAGCGCGTTGGCATCCTGCGAGTTGAAATCGAACACCCCGGAAACCAGATAGACCCCAGTCCGCGGCAAGGTCAGCGCAAGCCCCGGTATATCCGCCATGGTCGTGGTCAGGGTCAGAGGAGCCGAAGCCTGCACCCATTGCGAGGTGTTGTCCGCGGCCGGTGTGATTTCGACCCATGCGGTCTGGGACCACATAAATTCCTGGGCCGGAGGAACGCTGGTACGGAAAGCGAAGCCCGCATCGTGGACGCCCAGGTCCGCCGGCCGCTGGTCCGGGACCAGCGTTCCGAACATCGTCCCCGCTATGTACCACCAGACCCCGGTCTGAAGCTGGTAGAGCGCGTTACCGCGGTCCGTCTCGACCCACAGCGCCCCATCCGACAACGCAGCCACCGGCTCCGCGAGGCGTTCGGCGTGCGTCCCATAGATGACCAAGGGGTAGGCCGTTATATCTACCCACGCGGTGCCATCCCAGAGGTAGAGCTGCCCTGTGTCCGTGGCCGCGAATTGAAACCCAGCGTCGTACGGGCCAAGGTCCGTGGGCCTTGAGGCCTTCGGGGCTTCCATCGTCCCGAGGACGTATACCCACTGCGGCTCATCGGCGACGATACGGACCTGATACAAGACCGTCCGGTCCGTCTCCCAGAACCAAGTCCCGGGACGGTATTGCGCGGGATCGTTCTTGTCGTCGATTCTGTCGGCGTGCGTCCCGGTGACGAACGTTCGGGTTCCGATATTCAGAATCCACTGGAACGTCGATACCCACGGCACCGTCAACAGCCGCCGCTCGTCGACGACTTCGTTCTGAAGCGGCAGCGGGATCGGCAGCGGGGACACCTGTTGCGTCGACGCCGCGAACCGTTCGCTGCGGGTCATCCCGCCGAATCGTCTCATGATACGTAAGCGATTAGGTTATAATGGATCTATGTCACTTGATGAACGACTAGCGAAACTGGTCGAAGCAGATGAACGGATTAGAGAACGACATGAGGCGCTGTCCCAAAGTTTGGAGTTGCTAAAACTCGATACAGAACAGTGGATTACCCATATCAAGGCGCAAGATGCCAAATTCGACGAACTCCGCCGCTCCATTGTGAGGGGCATGGTTGCATTCCTTCAGCCGGAGAACGGACATGACGGACAAGGCGCCTGATAAAGCAGTCCAGAAAGCGGCGGCCCTTCTGGGTCGCCGTGGCGGTTCCGTGCGAAGCGAGGCAAAAACCGCAGCGGTCCGCGAAAATGGGAAGCTGGGCGGACGGCCCCGCAAGAAGAAATCAAAAGGCTAGCGCGCTATTGTGGCAGGATTCTGCGGAGGATCGGCCAGGTGCAAATAGCCCTCAATGATGCCCTGCGCCCCCGTCAGAGAGTCGAGCAGGTACAGCTCGTACATCCTATCCCGCGCCCTGCCTAATCGGCGGTACTTGATCTCGTGCTTGAACGGCGCGATTGTTCGTTCGTTCGACCACGTTGTGCCATCATCGCCGAGATACCGCATCGTCACCGCACTGCTCCCCGACGTGAGCAATCGCAGGTAATGGTGGAACAGCCACTGCTGGTCGGCCTGCGTGTAAGGCGCGGCCCGATACCGGCGGATGCGGTTCCCGTCGTCGCCGTACAGGTGTACCCCCTGCTCGTAGATCTTGGTGTGATCGCCATCGGGGAACGGTGCTTCGGAAGTACGCGCTACCAGGTGTTTATTAAAACAAAACGCATGAAAGCTTGCCCCGCGCCAGTGCTCCCAGTGATCCGCGTTCCATCTTGCGCGTTCGTGCCACATGTTGGTTGTGAGGTTGTAGACCAGGCACGCCTTGGCCTTCGGGAAGGACAACACATAGAAGGTGTGCCCGTTCTCGGTGTATCCCGAGCCGGTGATGCACTGGTCCGTTCCTAAGTCCAGGTAGGTCTTGATCAAATGCTCGATCGCCTGGTTGCTGATCGGGACCGGCGTGTAGCCTTCGGTGCGGAACACGCGACCGTAGCCGTACTGGTCCATGCCGAGCCAGTACAGCCTTCGGTCGATCTTTGTTACTGACCATGGGGCCATCGTGCCCTGGTCGATCGTCGCTCCGTCGATCGGAGCAAACGGGAAGTCCGCATTGCCGCTGTCGTACCAGACACGAACCGAACGCTGTCCGAAAATCCACAGGTGCCCCTCGTGCACCTCGAGCCTGACCAGACGATCGGGTAACGCCTGTGACTGCGCTACGTCTAACGGATCCCACGTCAGCCCGTCCGTTGAGAGTTGTATGGTCTTTCCGTCCGTTCGTAGAATTATGTAGTACCCATCCAAATACACAACCGAGATCGCGCCATCGTAGGTCTTGTGGCTGACCCCGCCGGTCGCATACCAGATCTGATCCCCGGATGCGACGAGGATCTCGTTGCCCCCGCCGGCGAACTGTACTGGCGTTGCAGCGCTGAGAACGCCACCGGTTATCGCCGTTGCCGCGCCGCTCGAGAAGATCTCGAACAACCCGCCCTGCGCTACCGCGAATAACTTGTTATCTCCCGCCCACAAGCCGCGTATCGGCGGGTTGGTCAACGTCGTAAATACGGTCAGTCCCGGTATCGGGGCGAGCTCGATCTTCGATTGCGCGGTTCCGGAGGTATCGGTGATTGGAAACCAGTTGACGCTACGGGCCGCTGACCATAAAGAGTCACGGGTGGCGCTCGTTTCACCGCAGAGGTTGAAAGGCGATATGGGCATAGCTTTGCGCTAAAGCGGGCTAGACAGCGGAGCATTCGAGAATATGCGCGTACGTGTACCTTATCCCGCCTGAAATATAGATACCGAACTGATTCGGGCCGCTCGCAAGAAAATCCGTTTTTACCGTTGGGCCACCGAATAAATCCCAGTTCAGTCCATCATGGGACCAATAAACGGAAACGCTGGTCGCATCGACAGTCGCCCTGAGATAGAGTTTGTCGAGCGCGAATCTTTGCTGCCTGGCGTTATCCCCCGAATCGTTTACATAATCACCACTGATCGCTGTGGCACTGGTATATTTTCCAAATCGGCGAGACATCCCGGTCGTGCTGCTGTTCATGATCGAGATGCCGAGAAACTTCCCGGTAGACGATTCGCGCAACACTAAACCAAGCTGGTTGTAGTCAACACCCCCGAAGTGCAAGGTAGCAATCAACGTAACCGTGTACGGTGCGGCAGGAGTCGAGCGTACCCACAAGTGATAGTTCTCGACCTTGTCTCCGGGGTTATTCGATCTCAGATAAATTCCGCTGGACGCTCCGGTTGCGGTTGCGCCCGCCGTATTCACGCCCGTGAAATCAGCAAGGAACGGGCGCCGAAGCTTCAACCCCGCGTGGTAATACTCCCACGCCGAGCCATTCCAGAGGCACGTATACAGTCCATCACTCAGATACACCAGGCCGCGCCCGCTCGGATTCAGTGTGCCGTTGGCCGTCTCGGTATCGAAGGCGGCCACTGCCAGCGAGACAGCGCCACTACTTCCTGCGGGCCCTGCGGGTCCGGTTGCTCCAGCGGCGCCGGTCGGGCCCGTTGCTCCAGCGGGCCCGACCGCACCAGCAGGTCCAGTAGCCCCTGCCGGTCCTGTAGCTCCAGCAGGTCCGGGAACCGTGCTATCCGCGCCGGGAGGCCCAGCCGGTCCAGGAGGTCCACCCGGTGTTCCCGGTATGCCTTGCGGTCCGGTAGGTCCGGGAGGTCCCGGGGGTCCGGGAATCGGTACGCAATTGCTCATTGGAATCAGCCAAAGATTGCTACGATGGAAGTAACCGGAAACCATCCGGAAGGAAACTTAATTGAAAGACCCTCAAGTGTGGCAGGCTATCGCCGCCGTGGTCGCAGCCTATGCTGGTTTATTCGCTGGACTCTACGCAGTTGTAACGAAACCCATACAGTCCCAACTAGCCGACATTGTTGTACGCCTGGGACGAATCGAAACGAAACTGGATGATCACTCGACGCGCATCACGCGCCTTGAGGAGCGGACTTCGCCTTTCAGGCATTGATCTCTGCCGAGCACCTTTCCTGTGCAAGCAGTGCCTCCGGTTGGTAACCGGGAGCGGGTAGGGAACCCCGCTATTAACAATAACTGTCCGAGCAAATATCGTAGCCGCACCCGCCGAATCCGGAATTCATCTCAGGAATCGGCGACGAGTTGAACGACTTGACCGCAGCCTTTGAATCGATGGCGCGCTGTTCGATCACCTGCAATAAGTTCTGCGGGATCTTCATCATGATGAGAGCGGCCGGCGCAAGTTGCAACGCGAGTCCCCATCGCAACGCCAGCGCATAACCGGGAGGGAAGCCATACTGGCTATCGAGATCCGCAAAGCCTGACAGCGTCTGCCAGCTCTGCAATGCCAGCGCCTGCCCATCGGAGGGTGCAGGGTTAATGCGAACGTTGACGTTCGGGTAGGCGTTGTCGATATGGATGCCGCAATTGCAGCCGCAGTCCAGCCACCCGGAGCGTAAGACCAACTGCCGGCAGTTGCCGTCCGCGCAGCCACATCCGCAATCACACGCGACCAGAGCCGCACTCATCACCCGCTGCGGACGGTCGCCGCTCAGTGTCCCGCCTGGTCCCAATGTGTACGAGCCAACGCCAGCGGTCAGCGGGTACACGGCACGTTGCAACGCCGGGATCATCAACGATTCGGTGTTCCAGCTATCGACCATGTCGTTGAGCAGCCCGAACGCATCCTCATGTCCTTCGGGGCTGGTCTGCTGGCCTGGACGCAGCACGCCTAAAGCGCGGTAGGCATCGTAGATCAGCCGTCGCGCCGTAACGCTGCCGATCCCGCTGCCGTTGCCGCCGCCGTTCCAGAGGGATTGATTCCAGAGTGCCGTATTGAATTGAGCCATGTTAAAGCACCGGACTCCATTGCCCGTTGATAAACTTGCAATGCACGAAGTCGAGCGCCGCCGCTGTACGGGCCTTGCGGAAGGACGGCGCCGCGCCACCCGCGGCCACCCCGCCAGGCGCGACATCGGTGAATAACAGGAACACGTCGCGCCCCTCCCATGCAGGAGTCATCGTCGCAATCGGGACCGTGCCCGAGATGGCATAGACATCCCCCGGCGAGTTGCCGAGGTTGACACTGGCCGCCGAGGCGATATTCAAAATGCTCGGTACGCCGCGGTTGCCACGGACCACGATGGTCTGGCCGGTCGCGCCCATGTCGATCTTCTGCGCCGCCCCGGCCACCGCTCCCGACACATCGTTATCCGTGATCGTGATCTGGTCCGAAGCCCCTACCCCGAAGGCGATGTGCGAAGCGTGGCTGTCGTTGCCGTAGGCAAGGGGGCGGGTGAAGTTGTTGCCGGTGACATCGATGTGCGTGCATCCGGATAAAACCGCAATGCCGTGATACGTTCCCGGAGTAGCGGTCGAGTTGCCGAAGAACGTGCTCGACTGAAAGGCGATATTGCGCCCAGCGATGACAACGGCCCCGTGGTTGCCGTTCATGATCGAACGGTGGCTGGTGAACCGTACGGTGTCTACCGCTCCCGTGGCTGCGTTGACCAGTATGCCGTTGGTCGCGTGAGAGGCGGTCCAGCAGTTGGTGAAGAACAAGCCGTATGCCTGACCCGTGCCCGAGGGCTGGATCGCAATCCCGCAGGTCGAGGTGTCGAAGGAGGTGTTGTCGCAGAACACCCAATGCACCTGCTCGCCCGTCCCCGGAGTGATGTACAACCCGTTGCCGCACCACAGGAAATCAGTGTTGTCGATGTAGAACCCACCGCCATTCTGGATCATCAGTCCTGCCGCCGCATTGTCCCCCGGCGGTCCTTCGATCTGGCAACTTGAAACCTGCATATTCGACGGCGCTTCGTTCCCGCGCCACACGATACCGCGGCCGGTTCCCGCTTTCAGCCGGCGGAACATCGAGTTGGTTATGCACGTCAATGGCGAGTTGTCGCAGATCACGCCGTCCGGTACATCCTGCGCCCAGACCTCATTGACGTGGCAGTTAAAGCAGCGTTCGATGTAGACGCTTGCGCCGCCCGTCTTGGTCACTCCCGCGGCTACCTCGATCTGAACTCCGGCTAACGAGTTGTTCAACAGGTTCCCGAACTGCACCCCGACGAACTCGAAGATGTTCCGGGTGCTGGCGTCCCGTGTTGTGACCACGGACCAGCCACCGTGGGCCGACACGATAGAGATGTTGCTCTTTAGCACGCGGGTCGGCGCGTACACGGTGACTCCGGTAGGCACCAGGACGGTATCGGTGTCCGTAGCCGCTTCGGCGATCTTCACCGCTTCCTGGATACCGGCGGTGGCGGTGCGAATCGTCCAGCCGCCGCTATGCGTATTGGCGCATTGAATGATCACCGTTCCCGAGGCCGCTCCCGATACCGCGGTGCCGCCTACGATCAAGCACGCCTCCGCGGTCCCGGTTCCCCCGGAGACATACAGGTAATGAAACGTGTTGGTCCCGCTCACGCCTGCCGGGACCGGGGTCAAGGTGATCTGGTTCGCGCCCACGATCAGGTTGCCGCCGGGAGACTGCGCGGGAAAGTCGTAGGCCGAGGCGATGAGGGAAAGATCCCCCCCGGTACTGCCCCCGACGTTGCCGAGGTTGGCACCGAGGGCTGTTTCAATCGCTGTGATCTCGGCTGCTAGCGCATTGTGGTGCCACGCGACTATGTAGGCAAAGGCGGTGCGTCCCGCGGAGTGGCTGGATGGCTGTGTGCCATCGAACCCGCGCACCACGGTCACCACGTTGCCGGCGATGGAAGTAATGCTGACAATCTCGGCGTCGATCGACATCAGCATATCCGGGACCAGGCGCGAGGTATCCCCGAACGTCCATAGCGTATCCCCGGCGCGGACAGCGTTGACCAGCGTGGCCTGTACCAGATTCGACGCTACCTTCAGCGACGAGTCTCCGGCAATGCTGGCCGGATACCGTGCGGAGGGACGGACCAGCGTCCCTTGCATCAGACTGACGCATGGGTCGTTCAGTGTAGTTGCCATTGATTTCCTGATAGATTTAAGCGCTATGGAGTTAACTGCGGTTGCCGACTACAGGCCGTTACGTGATCAGAGCGGCTTTCTACTCGAGGGGCTAGCCGAGGACTTCACCGTGTTTCAGCCGATCCGCGATACCCATGTCTGGGAGTCGCACATTATCGCGCTGCTCGAGCGGATCATCCGGCCCGGCTTCCTTTGTTTCGACGTAGGCGCCAATATCGGCGCGATTACCTTGCCGTTGTCCCGTCTCGCTTCAGAGGGATGGGTGCATGCGTTTGAGGCATCCCCCACCGCATACACGCTGCTCACGCGCAACCTGGCCGCTAATGCGGTGACCAATGTGACAGCGGTCAACGCAGCGATCGCGGAACGCAGCGGAGACACCACTGAGATCTGGACGAGCAACGCGGTAGAGCTTGGGTGCGCCCACCTGACCTCGAGCGAGCACGGACGCTTCGGAACATGCGAACAGGTCAAGACGCTGGCCTTAGACAGTTACCATCTCGGCCCTGTCGATTTCATGAAGATGGACATCGAAGGCGCGGAGAACGAAGCCTTGAAAGGTGCGTCCTGCCTGCTTAGCGCAGACCGCCCCATCCTGCTGATCGAATACAACCCGACCTGCATCGAATGGTATAGCCGCGCCGCTTCCCGGCGAGCGCTGTACGACACGCTGACGGCGTTCTATCCCCGTATCGAGATCATCGGCCCGGCTGGCGTTTTAGAGCCCGTTACGAGTTGGGAAGCGCTCGACCGGGAGTTGACCGCTTATCTCTACCGCGACTTGCTCTGTACGCACTCTTCGCTTTAGCGCTAAACTGCTGCGGGAACAGCCGCTGCCGGTGCGCCCTGCCCCAGCACAGCGGTATTCATCGCGGCTATCGCGGATGTAGCCTGCGCTGCCTGCTGCTGGTACTCCGCTGGTAAGGCAGATCCGTATTCCGGTGCCAGCACGCCAGCCAGTCCAAAGCGTAAGGCCTGTTCATAGCCCGAAGGCAGGTTGATGATGTCGCCTAATGACGCGAACTGCGCGAGCGGCTTCAGCGAGAACAACTCGAGTACACTGCCGGATGTGACAATCGGCCAGAGAGAGACATTCCCGTTGGGGAAGGTCCCGTCGTAGTACAACTCTTTGGCGAACTTCGAGGTAGCCGTGCGGTCCTTCGGTAGTATCCACTGCTGGCTGGGAACGATAGCCACCGGAAAGCTGATTCCCGAGTAGCTCACCTGTGCCGCGGTGAGCTTGATGGGGCGGAAGGCGAGAGGATAGATCGATGAGCCGGTAAGCGCAATCGTATCCTTGCTCTCCTGGTAGATCGGCACGCCTGCGGCTGACCAGCTTCCGATGAGCTGGTTGAGTGCGGTGAGCGCGTTATCCGATTCGGTTGCCGTGGGCGTCTCGCCGGAATCGAGCACGCGGATCAGGCGTAGCGTGGAATTCACGAACTCTTGAACTGTCATAAACTCCTATCGATGATGCCCATACCAATCAAGCCGCTTGAGACAGCCGACCCCGGTGAGGATGACTGGTATATAGATGCGAGCGAGATAGGCGAACTATATAAAGTAATAGGCCTCGTATACCGGACCCTTGATGCCGTAATGGACCAAAAGCCAATCTCCGCACTACTGCCGAAAATGATCTTGGAATTGGACGCCATGATGTTTGCTATCGACCAAGACGATGTGGAATGGAGCAAGCGGGCGGACCGCTTCGAGGAGATCGGCAAGTTACTGAGCAGCGACTACTACAAATATATCTACCGACGTGGGGAGAGGATCGTGTTAAAACACGAACCTCTCGACAAAGAAAGCGAGAGCACTAAAGAGGCTGAGGGCGTCAGCCCCTGATTGTTTATTTGCTCTTGTCGTTCTTCGCTTTAGTACTGGTGTGCTCGACGTGTTCACCGCGCTGTTTGCGTTCTTCGTCTTCCCGTTCCCGGCGCTTCTGAATCTGCTCCGGTGTCTCAACGGGATGGAATTGCGGGCGCGGCACGTCGGTAGGGCTGATAGCCCGCATCGGGGCGTTATCGGCGTGGCAGTCGAGGGACTGATTGAGTTGCACGTAATCGAGCGATAGCCGTCTGCCGTCGCGGATCGCGTCAGCCTTCTGCTGCAGCGTAAACGAATTGCCTCCCCGAGCGATCTGCGGATCGGTCGAGCCGTGCGGCGCATCCGCCCACGGGCCACCTTCGGCGCTGGCTTGTGCGGTTTCCTCTTCGGGTGTGTTGACTACCGCCGTGTCGCCGTTCGGAGCGAACATCATTTTCGGGTAGTCCTTGTGCTGGTACTGAAGGGTCCAGCCTTCCCCTAATGCGTCTAATTCTTCTTTATTGCTGACGATGCGCGGCGCTTCGGTCGCGTGGTACGCATAGCGCGGCCAAGTATTCAATTGAAATGGACCGGCGGGGCCGCTATAGGCGAAGCCTACTTGATCTAGTTGTAATGTGCCGTCGTACTCTGTAGCCATATTGGTTCCTCCTTAGCTGATAATGCGGCATGCCAATTCTGGATAGATCGGCGCGATTCCGTATAAAACGTCTAATCTTGTTGGCCAAGCATCGTCGCAGATCGTGTACTGACGAATCATCCTGACCGAGACGCCGAGTTGGTCGTCGCTGACACGGGAAGCCATGTCCACGCCATCTGGCAGGGGTAGATCAGCCGTGGCATAGGTGAAGGCGTCCTTATGGAATGCGAGCGCCTGCGCGGTCTTCGAGTTCGCGGCGAAGGTCATGGTGAGCGGAGCGCCGCCGGCCGGGGAAGCGGTCACGGTCTGGGTTGCGCCGGTGGCGACAATCGGCGGATAGATCGGGATGGTAGCCGTGCCGTCCGCTGCCGAGCTCACGTCTGAGGTTACGGTGAAGGTGCGGAGATACCCGAGGTCCTGATGGTTCTGTCCATTGACGGCGTTCACGCCCGTGATGGTGAACATGTCGCCTTTCTTCAGGCGAGATGCCGCGGCTGCGGTGAAGCCCGAGACAAGCAAGTTGCTGCCTACTTGTGAGCCACCCGAGACAATCGGGGCGCCGCCATAGGGGCCTGCAGTATGGACGCGGGTATTCTGATCCATACACCACTTGAATCCGCCCGTGATGCCCATCGTGCCCTTTTCGTATTGGTCTTCGATCTGATCGGCTGATTGGAACAAGCCCTTCAAGGCATCGACGATAGTGGCTTGCTGGATCGGATTTACAACGACGGCACGTTGGTTATCGCGAGGGGCCATATTGTCGTCGAGGGCCACGCCCGCCATCAGATAGGTAAGCAGCGTGTTCGGGACAACTCCTGCGGTGCCGACTACGTTCGGAACTGATGTGTACAAGCCCATCATGTCGAAGTCGATCTTATTCGCAACGACTGCTACCGCGGGCTTCAAAATGCGTTTGCTGAAGTCGTCAATCGATAACGCGAGCTCGGCTGACGTGAAGGATAGATCCACACCGAACTGCGTCGTCAAGGCGAGAGGCACTGACGTCTCGACAACATCTTCAACGGCACACACACGGCCTGTTCTACCGATGTACTTGGGTGGCTTGCGTATATTTAGTACGCTGCCGATCTTGGCACCGCTGCGGGCGAACTGATCTGAATAGACGGTACTGATCTGCTTCGTAAAACAGAGGTTGTTGGTTAAGATCCTCGCAGCTTCGCGAGTGATCATGCTCATCGTTAAGAGAGAGTTACCGGCCAATGGATTGTCCTTGGTGTCTCAGCGCATCGGCTGATGTGCTGGCTTAGGAGTTAGTGTTTTCCCCGCGCTGCTTTCATGGAGCGTTCCCGCCACCGGATGTAGTCGCCTAGCGGCATCTGATCCGGGGGAACGGTGGAGGTCGCGCCGGCGCCCTGCCCGACAGGCCTTATCGGGTTGGGTGCGCGGCTGACCGGCTTCACTCCGTTTTGGTGCTGCTGCGGAGCTGCCGTTTTTGCAGGTTCCAGCCTCGCCTTGAATTCGCCCAGCGCGGTTAACGCGCCAACGGGATCGAGACTTGCGATCCTGGCGAAGTCCTCCGGTCGCCGTGCCAGCTCGTAGGCCAGCTTCGGTCCGAGTGCATCCGCCATAATCGCCTGCTGCAAAATTGGCTGTAAATTGATGTGATCGACGGACTCGAGTACGTCTTCAAAGTCCGGTGCTTCCGATTTAAATTGGCCAACACGTTGTTGCCAGCCAGTTAATCTCTCTTGTTGCTGCGCGGCCTGTTGCCGCTGCTGCTGCGCTGTGTGCTCCTGCTGCAATCGTGCCTCGAGCTTCCAATCGGTGAGCTTGTCGAGGTACTCGTCGTAGGAATCGAACTGGTCCTGCCGGGGACGTCCGTCTTGCGCTACGGGCTGCTGTTGCGGTTGCTGCGGGGGTGGCGGTTGTTGCCGCTGCTGCTGCGCGAGTTCGTGGAAGCGGCGAGCTAAGTACTCGTTCTCGCGCACCAGTCGTTCGATCTTGCGTTGGAAGCCGCCCGTCCGTTTCGGCTTGGCCGGCTCTTCCTCGCCTTCCTTCTCCTCGCCGTCGCCTTCTTCTTCGGTTTCTTCTTCCGATTCGTCAGGCTCCGCGGGCTTGGCCGGCGCTGGCGCTTTGACTGCCTGCTCCTCGCGCTGAAGCGAAGGCTGCTCTGCCGGTGCTTCGGTTTCGATGCCGGCCGCGGCGTTGACGGCTTCCTGGCTGTCTGTGGTGCTGGAGACTACAAGAGACATGGGTACCTTCGGGCTATAGATATGTAGGGCTTAGGTTGTTACGATGGAAGTACCGGACACCATCCGGCTAAGAGAGAATCAAGTGACTACAAAAGAACTGACGCCCATCGTTTCGGCTAATACGTTAGCTATTGCCGAGCACAACAAAGCGATGGCTGAGATAAACAAAACAATCGCCGAGAACAACAAGGCCATAGCGCAATTGACCAATGGCCTGCTGGCGGCAAAGGAAAACATCGACCGTCTCGCCGGAGTTGTCGAGACAGTGGCTGCTAGTGTGGCCTCGCATGACGAGCAGATAGCCTCACTTGCGAGACAGTGGCAGGCATACGTAAATACGCTGCCGCGCTCTTAATCTCTGCTGAGTGCCTTCTCTGTGCGAAGCAGATGCCCCCGGTTGGTAACCGGCGAAGCGGGTGGGTCAAGCCCGCTTAATCACCACATGCCAAACCCTCAAAATCAATGGCCGATTGTCATGCTAAACGATGACGGCATCAGACCCGCTGGTAGTCCAGACGAATGCTTCTATTGCCGCCAGAAGATCGGCTCAGAGCATGGCCGCGATTGCGCGGTCGTCACCAAAACAATCAAAGTACGCTACATCTATGAGGTCGAGAGAACGGTGCCGCATTTCTGGGGCGAAGACCTCATAAACTTTCACCTCAATGAGTCGTCTTGGTGTGCAGACAACGGACTAGATGACCTGGACAAGATCATCGCAGAGCGCGGCTGTTTATGTAGTGTGTTTGACGGCGAGTACATAGAGGACGTCGATACGACACCAACGCGCAAATTGAGAGAACACGCTTAATCCCCACCGCCAAACGAACCATTCGGCGGCTTCTGTTGTTGCTGCTCTTTCTTGGCTCCCAACTTCATCTGTTCCGCGGTGATCTTCGTTTCGGCATTCAACTGCGCTATCGATTCCTGCGACTCCACCTTCTGATCGGTCTGCAACACATCGCTGTGGATCTTCCCGGCATCCCGCATGATATCCGTCTGCGCCTTCATTTCAGCCAGCATCTGCTTCGATTCGATATCGCGCATCTGCATCCGTTCCGCCGAATCGATCTGCAGTTTCTGGGTCCGGATAATCTCGGTCGCCTGCTGCAACTGCGCCTGTAGTTCCTGGGCCTGCATCTGCATTTGCTGCATCGCGGCCTGGGCCTGGGGCGGGATCGGCGGCTCGCCCTCTTTCGGGATATCGGGCGGTCTAATGCGGTCTGCGATCGCATCGGCTCCCGGCCAGTCCATCGCGGTGACCAGCAGGTCCGCATACCGCGGGACTAACTCCGGAGCCACCTGAGCGAACTGCATCATGCTTTCAGCTGATTCCTGGCGCTTGGTGGCGTAGGATGGCCCGACGGCTACCGCAACGTCGTAGCGTCCCGCGGATAGATCGTAGAACTTCTCCATTCCATTGCTCTGCTCCCGGAACGGCATATTGACGGGTACGCTCTTCTCCGTGCCGTCCTCACCGATAATGCGGACCACTCTGCCCGGCCTGTCGTAGATCTTCGGGATCAGGTCAACCAGGATGCGGCCCTCATGCGTGATGGCGGTGGTCAAGTTGTCGACGTAATGATAGTTGGCAACATCGCCCTGCATCTTTCTGGCGCGTATGCCGATGCCGGATGTTTCGTTGCTTCTGTTGCCCAGCGATGCGTCGTAGATCCCGGTCGCAGCCTTCATGTGATCGACCGCCACCTGTTCGGCCTGCGTGATGGCCTGTACCGGAGGCTCGTACACCTGCCTTTGTGGCGGGGGAACAAGCTCCTGTCCTACCGCCTTCGGCTTGTAGATCAGGTACGGATAGTTGCGGGTATTCGCCTGCGCCCATTCCTGCTCATGGTTCTCCGTCTGGCCTTCAGCCACCATGTACGGCGCTCTCGGAGCTAACGCGATCGTCTCGGTCTTGCAGGACTCCCAGTAGTTGAGCATGCGCTGCGGGTCTTTGGCGTTCCTGACCATGCCGCTCAGTTCCGTCTCCCCGTCGATGTCGTATTCTTCCCCTAGGACGGGTATGATCGGTATCCACTGCCCCGGCCACTCACCCTCTTCAAGGATCTGGTATCCGTCGATTTTGGCCCACTTGACCAGGGGCACGTCTGTCGTGCGTTGCGCGATGATGTTGGTTCCCTCGGGCACCTGCTCGAGCGGCAACACCGTGCCATCCGCCAGCATCGCTATCGGCGTCGGGACCATCTCCCGGCTGAAGTACTCGGCAATGCGAACGCCCTTTTCCGAGCGCCATAACGGCGCGTCGTCCCCGAGCGAACGGAAGTCTTCCGCGCTGGACAGTTTTTTATCGGGGAACTGCCGCTCTGCCTCATCATCGGTCAGGTCTTCGATAATGAATCCATACCTTGCATCGGAGTAATCGGGTTCCTGACAGGTTGGGTCCATGTAAACCGTGGCCTGGTTCTTGACACGTCTGATGTAGATCTCCTGGTCGAAGCCCATCGGGTCCGCGAAGTCGGTGACGATGCGGTAGTAGCCTCGTCCGCACACCACCGCGTAGAAGGCTGCATAGGATCTCGCGGTATCGGCTTTCGACTGGCGTTCGATGTGGCGGATGATGCCCTGGAAGATCTCCGCTGTTTCCTTGTCGCCGGTATCGTCTACAGGGCTGACGTTCGGCGCGGGCTTGTTCTGCCTGATTTCGTTTGTCACCTGGTGGACGAACTGCGGCATGCGGTTCAACGTGAGGCACGGGCGCTTGTCCATCTCTCTCTGGCGCTTGACGTTATCTGGCCACTGGATTCCGGAATAGAACTCAAGGTCTGCCTTCTGATCGGACCTCAGCTTGTTTTCAGACTCCGCGCTTAGCTTGAAACGCTCCCGTGCCGTGGAGAGGAAATCGTCCTCATCCTTCGTCTTGCGGTATGCCATTGGAGTGTTAGCAGTTGCAACTCGACTTATCCGCGCAATCGCAGCTCTTCTTCTTCGCACGCCGTTCTTCGCTTAATCCGATCGCGATCGCCTGGGGCCTTGATTTGACCTTATCCCCGCTACTGCTCTTCAGG